AAAATTTTGCGTCTTACGTAATCTTGAGAGAAATATTTGCCAACATATGGTTCTGCTACTTGAACCATATTAAGTCTTTCATTAAGAAGTTCTGCGTCTTTGAGTTCTGCAAAGTGATTATCATAGAGGAAATCATATTGAATATGCTCACTCATAATCTCCCAGTCTTCTGGGGTAATAATATTTTTAAGAATCAATTGAGTCCTTAACATGTCATGGAACATATAAGAAAATCTCTTTCTTAAACGTGCAACAAACTTACTAAACTTAACTTCATCACGAAGAATTTCTGAAGAACGTCCTAAATTAAATCCACCTTCTCCATCCATTCTTGATGGTGGAACATTGAGTGAGCGATATAACTTCTTTTTAAAGTATTCAATATCGGTAATTTCACCAAGGTTTTGTCCACCAGGGAGTGTGGTGATTTCAGTTCCTCTACCACCTTCACGGCGAGGGAGCCAAAAATCTTCAAGCATTGCCATGAATTTTTTATCATCACGGATTTCTCCAGTGCTTGCATCATATACAAGTTTGTTGCGATAACGCATCATAACATCACGAAGATATTGTTCTGCTTTTACTTTAGGAAGGTTTCCTACATCAATATAGAAAATTCTTCTTTCTGGAGCACGAGACAAACGATAGATAACAAGACTATCTTCAATCATTCGGAGTTGATTGAGTGACTTGATTGCTTTGTGGAGATATGAAAGCGTTGAACCCTTGTTTCTATCAACTAATCCAGAAGTGCAATAAGTGATAGAATCTTTTGTCATCTTAATTCCACCATGTCCACCCAAAGATGATGGGTTGCTGGTTGGATATGTCATTTTTGGATTATAAATGTAATATTCCTCAATTTCAGGAAACTCATAATCCATTGGATTGTCTCTATTCATATTAGAGAGACGATATTTATCGCTTTCTTTTTTCTTTTCCTGCCTTACATAACGCATTTTCATTGCGTCAATGTATCTCAATTCTTGAATTCCTTCTTGGGGATTTTTAAGATCAATTACTTTGTGATAAAATAATCTCCCATCAACATACCAATTTCTATAAATTTCATGAGACTTTTTATCAAAATCTAAAAGTGAGAGGATATATTTGAATTCGTTTCTTATTTTTTTCTTAATACCGTCACTGGCATTAAGATTTGAAAGTTCAATTTCTACTGGACTATCATTTGTGTCTGATACAATTGCTTCATTAACAATATCTTCAATAGCACTATCACATTCTGGGTGAAGTGCCATCTCACGATATCTTTTAATTAAATCAAATTCTGTTCTATATACTCCCTCAATATCTACATAAGAACCAAAGAATCCACTACTTAGATAATGATCAACCCCGTCCTCATTATTAGGAGGAACGGGGGAAACTGTAGATGGAGATATTGGTTCGTTATCTTCAATAGAAAAACCAAAAAGTTTTGCCATAATTTATTTGTTTAACTGTGCGTTATAGTCTATTTATCAGACAATAAGTTGTCCAGTTTTATCATTTGATGTACCTCCTGCCGAATCTGTACCGGCAACCCAATATTGGACTTGAAACTCCACTGTATATTCTTCAATAGTATCTGATGAATCATATGAAAGATCAATTGCAGAAATATTCGTTGGGAAAATACCATCAAAATAATAAGTTCTTAAAGCAGTAATTGCAGTAGCACCACCACTGCCATCACCTGTCCCACTATTTTTTGTAGAACTGGCACCATTGCTATATCCCCTACCAAGTTGATGAACAACTGCATTTGCCATATATGCATTTGGTTGTGTTGCACCACTGGCATCACTTAGTTTGCTAATACCGTTCATCCACTGTTCAAATGCAGTTCTGAGTTTGAAATCCTCATCGTTGATGACAGTAATTGTCCAAGTATCAAAAGTTCTGTCTCCGGCAACTTTTAGAGTTCTTCCTCTAAAAGGAATTTCAATAGGAGCAATGTTTGATGCTGGAAGTTGTGCTGCTTTACAAAGGAATTGGAAAGTTTCATTTGACCATGCAGGGCTTGCAAATTTAAAATCATTAATATTTACTTCAAATAGATTAGGTCTTGCGCCACCTCCAGATAGTTTTGATCTGAACTGAGTGATAGTTTTGAGACTAGTCATTTTAGAGTCCTCCTTGTGTTGTTAATTTAAAAATCAAGCTCTTCCAGTTACTTCTTCAAAACTGATACCAGTTCTGGTAGCAACGAAAGTCAATGTAACATAATTAATTGATTTTGTTGGTTTTAAGAAAATGTCAGCTCTAAACTCATTATTATCAATTACATCAGGAGTATTGTTTGACTCATCACAAATAACTCTAAAGTCATAAAGACCTCTCTTCGCCTGAACATCTCTAAGATATGGTTCAACAATATTAATAAAGTTAGATCTGGTAATCTGATCGTTAAATTCGAAGAGTTGTGCTTGTGCAACATTCTCTAATGCTTTCTCAACTGTCAAGAACAGTCTTCTAACATTAATTCTATCAAATGCAGATGCATATGCTAATCCAGTTTTATCTCCAAATAGGAGAACACCAGTTCCAGGTTGATTGATGATAGAGTTAACTCTTGCTTCATAAAGAGAATCTCTTTGCGACTTGCTTGGATTGAATGCAAGTTTAATTGCATTGTTTAGAACACCTCTTGATTGTCCAGCAGGTGAGTACCATGGGAACTGCTGAATATCAGTTCTAACCATGAGTCCAGCAATATCTGCATTACATGGAATATATCTGAATAGATTGTTAAATCTATCATAGGTATACTTATATCCACTATCAAAAACTGCATAAGAAGAACTAGACAGTGCGCTAAAGAATCTGACTACATTTGTAGTTTGTGTTGAAGTATTGGTAATATCAACAACATTTCCTCTATGCGGAGAAACAACTGCAATACAATCTTTTCTAGATTCTGCAATCGAAATCAATTGGTTTGCCTTTGCCTGAGATTCAGATTCAGATGAAAGCCCAGGTCCATTAATTAGGAAATTAACAGAGATTTCATCTTTGTTAGAGAATAGGTTGTATGCTGATACCAAGTCTCCCAATGCTACTGACATTCCGCCAGATGCAGAATAGTCAACTCCACCACCTAAAGTATATGTTTTATTGCCGATTGCACTATAAACTATACCCTGTGCGTTTTGACCCCAAAGTCCTTGGGCAGTGGTATATTTAGTAAATGATGCTGAGAATCCAGTTGCGACTGGAGTTGTTCCCCAATAACTGTCCGCACCAGATGAAGGATTACTTCCTGCATAAATGTAGTTTGAGAAATTGGCAAGATAATTCTTGTACCAAGTCTTTTGGGGAGAATTTACCGCAGATACTGCATCAGCAGCTTTGGAAATACTAAGGTGCTTTTCAATAATGTTTCCTTGAACGCCAGTAATGCTTCCAGTATCATCGACAATAACAACGTGCATTGCATCATTTTTACCATTTCTTTCAACCACATATTGGTTGGATATTGGTTTAGATGCAACTTGCTTCCAATAAATTGTTGAATTTGTGAGTCCTAAAGTTTGACTATCATACCAATCAGCTATAGTTGTTGCAGTTCCAGTGGAACCAGTATTAATTCCAGAATTATTGACAAAATGTAAGGTATCGTTGGTTTCAAAAGATGCTAATGGATTTAGTTCGACATAATTAATAGCGGTTTCAGTTCCAGCTCCAGAAACTCTTGAAGTAATTTTTACAGAAATTGTGCTATTTCCATTAGTTGAATCTGTAGTTACTCCAGTAATAATACCCTTTAGGTATCCACTAAAGTTTGATACCACTCCAGTTCCAGCTAAACTTCCATTTAAATCAGTTGTTATACCATAACCAACTTGAGCGCCTAAATCTGATAGACTGGTTGTATTAATACCAATTATTTGATCTGCTAAATCATCGATAAAGCAAACTTTCAAATTATTTGCCCAAGTTCCTGGATTTTTTGCTGCGTAAGTAAATGCTACTGAATCTGATGACCAGTTTGCGTTATAGTCGTCAAAGTTCTT